TTGATCTAAAGGGTTTTTCATTTCTCTATCCTTTCTGAGTGCGGCTTCATTCAAGCCGTGATGCAATTACATCACGGCCCACGGCCCGTGGCTAATGAATTGTTTCTATCGGCGGGTGGCCTCCGATAGCCGTTCAAGCTCCCAGTCCAATATCTCGCGAGCCGCGTCCCACAGTCCGCCATGCGGGATTTGGATTCCCTCATATATGGGTTTTTTCAATTCATACATCACCGGCGTGAGCAGCCGGTGAACTGCGCCGTCCCAGTGGCCATCATTTAGGAAATGATTCACGCCGATCTTGACAAGATCGGCGGCTGCCGGATCGTTGACCACGGCCATGGCGATTTGGTTCGGGGTCATGATATTTCCTTTTGCAGGTTTTCAAGAAACAGGATTACATCCTCGACGCACTCGCCTATCGTGTAGTCGCTGCCCTCATTGTCTTTTGGCATGCGTTGTATTTCCTTGGGCAAGGCTCGGCGAATATCGTACATATCGCAAAGCGCGGATGACAGTTCGTTATCTATGTTCATCTCTCTATCCTTTCTGTTGTTGAGGCCTCAATTCTGCCAGTGCCAGCGCCAGCGTCCAATGAATAATTGCTATCGGCCACGCGTGGCCGATAGGCGGTTAGCAGCCCTCGATTCTTACGCCGCCACGGGGACCGAGCGACAACAAACAATCCGGATATTCGTCGAGGGTCTCGCGCCGTGAAGCGCGATGCAGTGAGGCCTCAATTTCCTGCTCATACTGCGCCAGCTCTTGCGCGACGCGCTGATACTTATTAATCGCGGCCTGTTTTGTTTTGTAGCAGAGTGAATCATCGAGGCAGTCGCTGCCGATTCTCAGGAACCAATATTGCTTGGTGATTGTCATCGCTCTATCCTTTCTGTTGTTGAGGCCTCCATTGTGCCAGCTCCGCGCACCGCGTCCAATGAATTGTTTCTATCGAACCAGCGCCAGCAATAGATCTTTCACCACGGCGAGCCCGCCCGCCCCCGCCGCCACCATCTGTGGGAAAAGTAACGCGGGCCGCGCTGCGCGGCCCGCGAACCAAGGCAAAAGGAAAAGGGCAAAAGCGCCAGCAAACGCGCACCGGCTGCCGCCGGTGCGCGGCCCGTGGCCCTGGCCCCGGGGAACACGGCCCGCGAATCACGCGGGCCGTGGCGCGGTGCGTGCCACGATTAGCACGGGAACCGGTGCGAGGGCCGGGGCCCGGTTTACCCCGGGCAAATTAACGGGGTAAAAGTGCAAAATAATGCATGATTCCCGAATGAAACCATGCATTAAAACGCATCAGTTAAGCCGCCAGCAAATCCAAAGCGCGGTTTTTAATCGCTGCACCGGTGCCGAACCATGCCGATTCAAGGCGCGTATTGTCGCTGCGGCCGCGCTCATGATCGACTAATTCAGTCACCGCGTTGAGCATGCCCCAGCGGGTGCCGGTAACGCCTGCGATATCCGAACCGATAGCCGCGCCGTTGAATAACGTCATGATTCGCTTGTATGCCCGTGATTCGCTGATGTCGATTTTGCCTGTGTGGTAAGGCTTGAGCAGCTCAGATACAAACGCGTCCGCCTCATCCGCGCCCATGGTTACGCCCGCCAGCCTGCGTGATTCGATTAAAAAGCGCTCCCAATTATTGGCCACAATGCCAAGCTCTAACCGGACCGCGTCCGCGTCGAATCGCTCCGAGTGCAGCACGCGAACAGAGGCGGAATTGTCACCCAGCGCCGCCGTTATCGTGTTATTGCATACCACGCGGACCGTGGTGAATTTTGCCACTGTGGCCATGGTTCCATCGTATGACGTGCCAAGCAATAAGTAAGGCTTGACGGTGTCCCCTTCGACAATATCCGCGCCAGCGCCCACGGATGCCAGCGCCCAAACGCGCCGCCCGTAACTTAACGCGCCCGCCGTTTCCAATTGAAACCCGCCAAGCTTGACCAAGTTATCAAAAAACCCCATAACCTCGGCAGGCTGCACCACGTGATAGCCGTCCGAAACAACGGCCAGCGGTGCGCCGGTGTCGCTGCGGTGTAAAACCTTGCGCCCTTTGAAAGCTTCCGGTTCGCTCGCGGCTGCGGTGCGAAACAGTACGGGGGATTCAAGCACGTCATAAGCTAGGCCCGCCTCATGTGTCCATGTTGTGATGTCCGCATCAGCGCTCAAAGCTTGGCCAAGGCCATGCCATGGGGTTTTGCCGGTGTATGCCATTGCGGCCGTGCCGGTGGTGGTGTCGATCATGTGTGCCATTTCTCTATCCTCTCTGAAGTTAAATCAGTAGCCGCCCGGCTGCTGATGTGTTGAATTCTAGTCTATTGTTCGCGCCGGTCAATTGAATTGTTCCTATCGGTTTTGGGTTTCCGATCAATCCCCCCAATGATCCATCAGCCAGCCCAAAAAAAGAAAAATTGCAAGCGCTACTAATAAAAAGATCATGCGGCCACCTCGCGCCCAATATCGCCCGCGATATGGTGCCGCAGCATCGAGCCCACGGGCAGCGCCCGGGCAAAATCGCGAAGGGTTTGCGCATCGTTCGGGTTTCCGGTTTTGCGCGTCCCGTGCCATTGAATAGCAGTCGGGCCACTGGCCGCATAGCAGCCGCCGGGCGCGTCCGTGCCCACTCTTTTTTTTCCGGTCCCATGGGCAACGAATACAACGACAAAATCCCGTTCACCACGTGCGCACAATGGGGAGCCGCCGCCACAATCCGCACATGTAAACGATTCGGCCAGCTCAGCCGGGCAGCGTGCGAATGTCACGCCGTGGATTTTGCGCGGCCAAGTGTCGGCAGTGTCCGCCGGTGCAGCATATACGGCCGGGCGGCCAAGCTCAACGGTGCGCACCGCGTCCGCGATGGTGTCGCAGCTTGCGTTGATCGTAGTCTTTCCGGGTTTTGGTGTCGGCAGCGCCTCAGCGGCAAAGTGAGAATAAGCCCACGCCATGCCCCGGCGCGGGACCGAATCATAAACAGCAGCCAAATAATCCGCGTCGATTTGCGCCGTGCCGGTTTCACTCTTCGGATGCAGTGCGCAGCTACGCGGGCACGTGCCATAAGTCTCATGTTCGCCAGCGCGATAAGTAACAGCTATCGGGCCGGTTTTTTTGTTCGCTGATATTGCAACGGTTTTAAGCATGTCTCTATCCTTTCTTGGTTTGGGAGCGGCCAGTATAGGCCAGCTCCGGCACAATGCCCAATTGATTTTTTAAATATTCGAGCCGTTCCGATAGCTTAGCTTTATTGATCGGTTCCACAATAAAAAGCCCGTCGAAAGTATCGCGGCCCCACTGTATCGCGTCGCGCTTTAATTTGAAAATTTTAGAAGGGCCGTCACGTGTCGCGTGCGCCCAATATACGCAAAGGGTTTTTGTCTTCATTTCTCTATCCTTTCTCAATTAATTTTGGCATGCAAGATCATCTTCAAAATACCGCCATTCGCACTCGTAAGCATAGTCCGCGTCACCATAGTATTCACCATTAGCTACGGCCTGAACCGCAATTGCCCAAATCATCGCGTTATCTGATTCGCTCAAATCAATTGTCAACTGTGTCATTTCTCTATCCTTTCTGTTCGCTGAATTATTTCAGCAACCCCTATTTTGCCAAACCCCGGCAAAATGTCCAATTGATTTTTTCGATCAATCCGCCAAGGCCGATAGCTTTTCTTTCAACTCCGCCCAGTTCATCCCCCGCGAAGGCCACACTGCCAGCGGCGGCAGCCGAAGGCCCTCGGCAGCAAGGGCAACAGCATCGCGGCCGTGGTAAAGCAAAATCCGGTCGATATTCAAAACAAGCACAAAGCAAGGCCTGCCCTTAGAAGCGTGCCGAATCAAAAAAGCAATTTGATGCGGTCGCAGCGTAACCTTTAAGCCCCGGGCAACAGCTTTCAATTCCACAGTGACAAAGCAATCAGCCACGCCAATCAGCATATCCGAAACACCGAGGTTTACCCGGTTTTCGATTCGCTCGACATCGCACCCCAGCGCTTTAAGTCCATCGCGCACGCGTGCAGAGAATCGCGCCTCAGGTGTCGTCGCCACGGTCTATTTCAAAAACGTCTAAAGGAGGCTCGGCCACGCCAGCATCGAAGGCCGGATCTTTTTCGCGATCGGTGCTGTCCAGCACTTGGCCCGTGGTTGCGTCAATCAAAGCGGTCGGAGGGGGCCCGCCGTACAAGCGCTTGAGTTCGTCCAGCTTTCGCTGCACTTCCTCTTTCGACATGGAGTCAATCGTCCCGTGCCGAATTTCCTTGCGTTCGACATAGATTGTGCCCAGCGCTTGGCCGCGCCGGTACTCTGCCTGCACGGCAGCAGCAAAGGCTCCGGCAGCCAATGCCTTGTCCCGGATCTCCTGCAAGTCTTTCATGTGGCGTTCGTACGAGGTGTTGTACTTCGAAGCCAGCTCCGCACGGTAGGCTTGGATCGCGGCCACCACGTGCGGGTATTCCTTGGGGTTGGTCAGCTTCCACGCCATGACCGAGGCAGAGCCCTCTTTGTACCCGGCACGCATGGCTGCCTCTTTCAGGGTCACCCGGCCATCGCCGGACACGTACTCCTGCACAAACTTCCATTCCTTGGCATTCAGGACCTTTTGCTGCCTCAGGGGTCGGACTTCGCCCGCGAGCCTCTGCTTGGCCTTGTCAGGGACCACAGGGGGCACGTTCCAGACATCCCGCTTGGTCATGCGGTTCTCCACAAGCGCCAGCCGTTGTCCACCTTGCGCATGGAGAAGGTCCAGCCGGGCCTGTGGACCTTGGCAAACCGGATGGCTGCCACCCTAGCCGAGGCTGCCTGCTTTTCGCCCTTAAACAGGATGCTGTCGCCCGTTTCCATGTCCCGGAAAGGGTAGGTCGTGCGATCCTCAGGGATGGGTATATTTGCGTCGATCTGTATCAAGGACTAACTCCTGTAAATCAATAAGCAAATGTAACCCAGCAAAGCAAGTTAGTCAAGATGTACGAACCACCCGCCAACCGTCATCCACACGAAACACTTCAA